GGAGTAAGCAACGGCCAGACCGTGCCATATACGCGAATCAGGGCCATTGAAGACTACTTATGGCCTGCAGCGGGTGGAGAGGCTACCGTGAGAGTTACGGGCGTATATGGCTTCCCTGCTGTTCCTATCGTTGTGACTCAGGCGGCTGTTCTGCAAGGTTCAAGAATTTTCACCAGATTACAGAGCCCGCTCGGGGTCGCAGGCTTTAATGAACTTGGAGTCGTCCGCGTGACGAGAGCGCTAGATCCTGACGTAGCGCAACTAGTAGAGCCTTACCGCAGGATGGTCGGCATCGCATGACGGTAACTATTGGAACCTTGCGCACTGGCATAGCAACGAACCTAGCAACGATCAGCGGGTTACGGACATCAGCAACCGTTCCAGATGCGCCGACTCCTCCGCAGGCTGTCGTCATTCCTTCCACCATCACATATGACCGGGCGTTTCGTCGCGGCCTAGATCAATACGAATTCGTTGTGACGGTGATCGTCGGACGCGCCTCCGATCGAAACGCTCAGGCCTCCATAGATGCCTACTGCAATCCGACCGGAGCATCATCCATTAAGACTGCGATTGAGTCTGACCGAACGCTCGGCGGCATCGCTCAATCCCTGCACGTTACGGAAATGCTTTCGTACGCTTCAACGTCCATAGGAGATACGATTTATCTCACTGCGGACTTTTCAGTAACCGTCTACGCATAAAGGAGTAAGGAACAATGCCAAAATTCGTTGCGATTGATTATAAGGTAACCATTAACGGGACGGATTTTTCTAGTTCCATTAACTCCGTTGATCTGTCGATTGAATCAGCAGAAGTAGAGACAACGGCTTTCGGCTCTACTTTCACCACGCGCGTTGGCGGGTTGAAGAGTGCGAGCATCACGCTGGACTTCCATCAGGATTTTGGCTCAGCGTCCGTTGATAGCGTTTTATTTCCGCTCCTGAACAGCCTTGCCACGGTCGTGATCGTTCCTACTTCTGGCACTGTCTCGGCAACGAACCCGAGCTACACGGCTGTCTGCCTTGTCAATCAGTATCAGCCATTCGCTAGCGCTGTTGGAGATCTTGCAACGCTCTCGGTTACCTGGCCGACGTCTGGCACTGTCGTTCGCGCAACAACTTAAGGAAGGTTCCTGCGATGATTAACAGAATTCCGCTAGAAGTCACATATACAGATTCGCGAGTAGAGCACGTTCTCTGTACCGGCGCGGACACTATTGCGTTTGAGCGTGCCTACGATCTGCCTACGAACAAAATAGGCGAGCGTCTGGAATATATGTGGTTTCTTGCTTGGGCTTGCTTGAATCGAACGAAGCGCGTCAATCTTCCTTTTGAGGATTGGATGGCTACGGTCGATCAGGTGGCAGATGATGAAAGCGCAGGGCCGACAGAGATCCTCCCTTTGGAGAGTCCAGCAGTCACTTCATCGTCTGCCACCTTGCCTACGAATACGGACTCGCTCCTTCTGTAATCTTGGAGGAGTCAGATCGTATGCAAATCACCATGCTTCGTTTCCTGCGGTGGAGACATACAGAGCAAGCGTCAGCGCAGAGGAAGCGATAGCGAATGGTGATGAAGGCTCAGGTTACGGGTGAGCAGCGGACGATCAAGCTGTTAGAGCGCTTTGATCGTGAGGCCTATAACGAAATCGCTAAGGGTTTTCGCAAGGCTGGCGAGAAGGTTCGTGATGAAGCGCGCATTCAGACTCCTTCCGGTAACGCTCTGAGTAATTGGGGCCGATGGGTAGCGGTGGATCGCGGGCGGGATCTCGGCTTTACCGGGACGCGCGTTCGTTCCAAGATTCGAGTGAGCCTCTCGCAGGATCAGCGCAAGTGGGGCAAGAATCTCTATATGGTGAAGATCGTCACGATGGACTGGGGCGGCGCTGTCTTCGCACTGGCCGGGACGAATGAAGTCAAGAAGAAATCAACGAATCCGAATCCGAAGGGCCGGACGTTCGCAGCGAACCTAGGGAAGAAATACAACGGTCAGGCAGGATTAGGGAGAGGGCCGCGAGGCCTGCTCTATGCGGTGATGACGAAGGGGCCGGACGCGCGCAAGGATCTTGAGCGCGTAATGGATCAGGCAACTGCCTACGCTGAGCGCATCATAAATAGGGGGGCATGATGGCTCGCGGGGCTATCTCCGTTCAGATCACGGGCGATTACAACAATGCGGACGTTAAGCGCGCTATAAACGATCTTCAGCTACTGCATCGGCAGAGCGGGACTACCTCAGGCGCTATGGGTCAGCTTGGCGTTGCTGGTGTCGCTATGGGTGCTGCTGTCGGCGGCGCTGCGTTGATGGCTGTTCAGGCTGGCGCAAGGATGGCTATTCAGTTCGGCAAGGATTCCTTGCAAGCGTTCATAGATGATGATCTAGCGGCGCAGAAACTCTCGCGCACGCTGGAGAATCTCGGGCTCGCGCATGAACAGGCCGGGGTAGAAAGATTCGTGCAGCAGCTCCAGAATTCTTCTGCTGTTGCTGATGACGTTCTCAGACCGTCAATGGATCGACTCCTGAGAGCAACGAATAACGTTACTCAGGCGCAATCGCTTCTCACGTTGGCCTTGGACATTGCCGCAACCCGTTCTGTCAGCGTAGAAGCCGTAACGGCGGCCTTGACGAAAGCCACGAACGGCAGTTATACCTCTCTGGCGAAACTCTCTGACGGATACTCAGGCGCTGAACTTAAGGCGATGGGATTCAGGGGAACAATTGCGACTCTTACCGCAGACTTCAAAGGCGGGGCAGCAACAGCGGCAGATTCTTATCAGGGTTCTATAGAGAAGATCTCACTAGCATTCGGTGATTTGCAGGAATCACTAGGCAAGGGATTCTTTACCGGTGTTGAAAGATCTATGGGCAGCACTACCGGCGGCGCTGACAAATTGCAGGAAGCCATCCTGAGTCTTCAGGGAGGCTTTGAGACGCTCGGCGAGAGTATCGGCGGGGCAGTCCAATACGTTCCGCGCTTCGTCTCCGGGCTGAAAGTCATTTACGACACTATGTCTGTGATCTGGAACGCGACGAATCTAGTTATTAAAAGCCTTTACGCGCTGTCGCAGATTTACGGTGGGGATGTTTCAGGCGCTCTAAAAACCTTGCAGGACAACGCAAGCAATCTCGCTGGAGCGTTCACTGCCTGGCGGCTTGCCATCGGCGCGACTGTCACCGGGGTTGAGGCTGGGATAGGTCCGATGGTTGGCCTTGGGAAGGCAGTCACTGGCATTCAGGGAGCATTCAGCAAATTCGGCGAATCAGTAGGCGGTTCCACTACTGAAGTCAATGGCGTAGTTGCAGCATTCTCTAAGGCTCAGGCTCCTATAGATAATTTCGCCGGATCGACGAGCAAGGCTACAGAGGAATCTAAGAAGCTCGCTGCTGCTCAGAAACTTATTGCCGACGCAATTAGTTCGGCGCAGACTGTCGTGAATACTGCTATTGAAGATTTCAACAAATATAAGACGAAGATCGCTGAAGGAGTGTTCGCCGGATTCGACTTTTCTGCCGCGCTAGATGTGGTGAAGGAGAAGGGAACGAATCTCATTGATGTTCTGGTAGCGCAGGCTGAGCGCGCTTCAGAGTTCGGGCGCAAGATGAGTCAGCTTCTCGCAGCCGGTTTGAATCGCACTAGTTATGAGCAAGTCATTGCCTTAGGCGCAGAGCGCGGGGTTGATGTCGCTGATGCGTTTATTAAGGGAAACATCAGCGAGAATATTAAGCGCGTCAATGATGCTGCTAGCGGGGCTATAGCGGTCGCTGACGGTGTGGGCGCTCAGTCTGCTACCGCATTCATGCAGGCTGGAATAGACATGGCCGTAGCCCTTGTGAAGGGTCTTCTTGCGGCTCTCGGTGCGAAGGGCAAGGGCAGGCGCGCGCTGGAGGCGATGATGGATGAACTCGCTTCAGCGATGAGCAGGAATGCGAATATCTCCATGACTGTTACGGGGCCGGGCGGCGCTACTGCTACTAGCGAGGCTCCTGCTCCCGGGCCTTCTGCTATCAATGATTTCTTGGCCGGTGGAGTCGTCGGTTCTGATTACACTTTCCCTGGCTTCAGCCTCTCAGGCTTCGCTAACGGCGGTCCGGTGATGGGCGGTAGGCCTATCGTCGTCGGCGAGAAGGGGCCGGAACTTTTCGTACCCGGCAGCAACGGGAGCATTATCCCGAATGGTGCAGGAGGTAATGCCTACACGATCAACGTAAGCGCAGGTGTTGGAGATCCTCGCGCTATCGGCCAGCAGATCGTGGAGTACATCAAACGCTTTGAGCAGGCTTCCGGCCCGGCGTTCGTGGCAGCATGACGATTCGCGCGCAGATCGCTTTTGATCTCTCCCTGACTACCGGGGTTAATTTCTTCACGCTGGATGATGTGGATAAGGGCGTATTGGATAACACGGCCTATGTGCTTGGCGGGGATGTGCTGACTGATGTTACGCAGTATGTTCGCGGGATCTCGGTTAAGCGTGGCAGGAGTCGCATCCTTGAAAAGTTCACTTCAGGCCAGGCGAATGTCTCGCTAGATAATCGAACGCGCATCTTCGACCCTGCCTATGCTGCTGGCCCGTACTTCGGGCAGATCCTCCCGCGCAAGCAACTAGTGATCGACGAAGACGGGGAGGAGATCTTTACCGGCTTCGTTGAAGACTGGAACTTTAACTATCCGCAATCAGGATTTAATGCCATCGCTGAAGTCTCCGCTAGCGATGGCTTCTCCATCCTCGCTCAGCAAACTCTCTCTGCCGGTACTGCTACCGCTCAGCTCTCAGGCGCGCGTGTCGCTGCTGAACTGGACGCTGTCGGATGGTCAGCAGTGAAGCGAGATATAGGCGTAGGGCAATCAACGTTGGATGCTGACGTGATCCCGGCGAATACGAACGTGCTTCAGTATTTGCAGAAGGTTGAGACTTCAGAGTTCGGCGCGCTGTTCATGGATCGCGCGGGCGCTGTTGCGTTCCGTGATCGTGCAGAACTTCAGGCCTTCACTACTGGAGTGACGTTCTCCTCTAGCGGCATCCCTTACAGGGATATTGCGATTGTGTGGGGCACTGAGGAAATGAAAAATAGCGTCGCGATTACCTTCACTTCTGGCGGCTCTGTCGCAGGAACCGCAATCGCTGATGACACTACGGCGCAGGCTGCCTACGGGATCATGGATGCTTCCTACGCAACGATCCTGAGCAGCCCGGTTGAAGCCTCAGCGCTCGCATCCTGGCTAGTCGGGCTTTACGCTCAGCCGCAATACC